CCGTCACACCCTGTTTCCGGGCTTCCAACCACAAGTCACGATCCGATGACCGGGCAACAAACCGACCTGGCGCAATCAATGACTCTCTCCCTTGATAAGCCAAATAGCGAGCTTGATTGCGTTGCGTGTGTGCTTGTTGCCAAGCCTGTACCATTCGTCAGCGTCGCGTTCAAGAATCGCAATGATGCGTTCGCGCTCTTGGCTCGCACCAATTACGATACCTTGAGTCTCTGCCTCGCGAATTAGGTCAGCGTATGCGTGGTTTGCGTATTGGTCAGCGAAGGTCATGCGCTCTCGACCTCAATCAGCACAATGGTTTCCAGCAACGCATCACAAGCGGTATGCAAATTCTCACCACGCTCACAAGCCGGGCAAACATGATCCTGCAACAAAGCAATGATGCGCGCCCGCTCAGCCTCAACGCCACCCTGAAACCCTTGCACCCCTGTCGGGTACGGGTTCGCATTCTCAGCAACCTGAGCCTTGTGCCACTCAGAAAACATTTTCCGATAATCCATTTTGTTTCCCTTCCTCAATCAACTTATTCCGTACTACCGACAAGACGCGCAAACGCCTCCAAAGTCATAAAGACAACAGCCTCAGCCGGATCAGACTTACCACGCCGTTTCGCCACCACAACCCCAACAGCAGCATCATCATTGCCACGCTCAACCTCAGCCTCACGCAACCACTCGCCCACATGGTAGACACCGCCATAATCCTTTGCCTCGATAACCACCCGGCCACAAACAGGCGAGCGCACACCAGAAATGTCACCCCTGTCTTTGTTGCCGTTTCGCACCCGGCGCTCGATACGGTCATCATCTAACTCGGCGGCAAGATAATCCGCCACAACCCGCTCAAACAATGCGCCTGCTTTCTTCGCTGATGCCCGATTCCTAGTCATTGCCCAAAGCCCTCAATGCAATCTGTAATTGCTCATCAGTGAAACTGTATTCAACAGGATTTGCTCGAACCTCAGCGCGCTTCTTGGCAGCCCAAACACGATGCAGTTCGTTCACCCACGCGTGGCACTTGTCGCACTTGCACTTGTGCTTTTGATAACAGCCTGAACGGTGCTTGTGATCCGGTGGGCAATTAGCCACGCTCACGACAGGTCACCCTTGCGAAGCTCAGCCACAAACTCAAGAAACGCCGCCACATCATCACCAGCAGGCTCATCAAGCCACTCAACCAAACGATTCGCCAACGCATCACACGCAGCCAACCAGCCAGCATGAAACCCCGAAGCCTTATCCGTTGCCGGGATTTCCGCAAACCTCAAAATAAACGCCTCATACGCCTCTTGATAGGTGCGCGGTGCCGGAATGTGTGCCGCGTTGATCCGTTCACGCCACTCATTGAACTCGGTCATTGCGCCAACCACCAAACAATGTACCCAAACCCGGCAACCACAAGCGCAAACAGCACACCGATGACCAACCAGCAGGCCAGCCCCCACCAAAACACGCGCGGTGACCTTATGAAAGTCTTACGCCTTAACGCTTTTCCCATTTTGCTTCCCCTTTCTCAAACTCACTCAACGCCATCAAAATGACCGTAGACACGCTAACGCCACGCGCCGACGCAAGCACCTGCAACTGTTCCCAAAGGCTGTCAGGCAGGCGCACAGAGCGCACACGGCTAGTCACTTCGTCACCGCCGTCAACCACTCGCCAAGCGAACCGGCAGCAAACCACACGCCACCAACAAGCCCAAGAAAGATGGCCACCCAAAACAAGTTGACCACCAAAGCGGTCACGCCTCGAGCAAACGAACGCACCCGGTAATAAGCCGGTGTGTGCGCCACAGTGCGTGGATTAGCCACACGACGGTTATGCGCCTTCAAACCATACTGATCCATCAGTTCCCCACCTCAATCATCATTTCACGAATCTCCAACGGGCTAAAAAAGGTGTTCAAATCCTCAAACGCCTGCTGCCACTGTTCGCGGTAAGGCAACGCCTCAAAGGTTGTCCAACCGCACACATTCAGTTGCGCCTCAGCCTCAATCAGCTCACTAATACGCGCGTGAATTTCCGAAAAACTGCCCATCACGCACCAGCCTTAACCTGAGCTTCAGCCCATGCAACACCGGCTGCAAAACCGGCATCATAGTTCTCTGCCTGCATCATCTTGATAGTGCGAAAGGTTGTCACAACCTCGTCGTCATTTTCCCATTGCTGTTCCATTGTGTTCCCTTCCAAGAACCGGCCTTGTTGCCGTAATACGACTCTAACACGGTTTGTAATACGGCTGTCAACTATTTGGGCAAAAAGATGCCCCGGCGAATCAAAGACTCAGCCGGGGCAACACGCAAGGGAAGGGGATTGCGCGTAATCAGTTTAGCGAACTATTCGCACGCCTCGCAGACAAGTCCATCCATCGGATCAACTGGCACACTGTACTTGCCAACCTGTTCTTTCTCCATGCGCGCCTACTTCTTAACCGAAGTGTTACCAGCAGGCATGATGTTCAACACCACAGCTGCAAGTCCCAACCAGGTCGCAACCTCGTTAGCCTCGAGCAGGCCATACGCGCCCACAACAGCACCCACAGCAATCAGCACCCGGTAAACATACCCGCGAACCTGCTCAGTGAAAACAGACTTCAACCAACTCATTTTTTCTCCCTACTTGATTTTCGATATTTGGTCAGACAAACGCACAACATCTTTCTGCAACGACGCAACACGAGTTTGCGCCGACGCAACACCAGTCTCAGCAGTCACACGATCCGCCTGAGCTTTCACCACATCAGCGGTGGCTTTCTCCAACGCCAACTTAGCCTTGTTGAAAACATCCGTCAGTTTCGTGACCGACTGCACCACATCGTCACGCACCTTTGTGAGTCCCGGCAACTTGTCTTGCTCAATCTTCAACTGAGCCTCGGCAGCCCTCTTGCGTGCCGTCAACATCTCAAGCTTCTTTTGCTTCGCTGGACTCAAAACCGGCACAGGTGGCACAGGTGGCTTAGATGGTGCTGGGACAACCTTCTTAAAAGTTCCACCATTCAAACTAGCCTGCAACGCACGCACAGTCTGAGGGCCAAAACTGCCATCAGCAGGCACACCCAAAAAGCCTTGCAACGCCCGTGTCGTAGCTGGCCCCCACGAACCGTCAGCAGTCACACCAAGAAACGACTGCAAAGCGCGCGTACTATTAGGGCCAAAATCGCCGTCAGCAGTAACACCCAACGCGGTTTGCAACGCCCGTTTCGTCTGTGATCCAAAATCGCCGTCAACCGCAATGCCTGACGGTGCTGAGTTGCCAAACCACGGCATAACATCCTCACGCACCCCGTTAGGGTCAACAAGGTGAACATGAACATGAGGGCCAGTTGACGAACCCGCGCCCGGCGCACCCTTTGCGCCACCCGTGTAACCCAACAATTCACCCGCCTTCACAGAACGGTTAGAACCGTTGAACCCTGAGCAATGCAAAAACTGCATGACATAGCCCGGCGAATCCGCAAGCGCAAGGCTAATAATGTATCCGCCCGAACCGTTGCCCGCCTCAAAACGAACCGACCCCGCAACAGGCGCATAAATTGGTGTGCCAACAGGTGTCGCAAAATCCACGCCACCCAACGATCCGCGCCGACGATGCGCCGCCCAATCATCGCTCACACGATATCCAGCAAAAGGGTTAGTCATAGCCATTTGTCAAAGCCTTCCAACTAGTTGATTACATAGGTGACAAAAGTTGCAACAAAACCCAACACCGCAATGACCGCAACAACCCACACTGTCGGATGCACTCGTGGCGGTTGCCGTTGCTCAAGCAACGCCAACTTAGTTTCAATCTCGTTGATCCGCTTCCAATGCTGGTCACTCGTGCGAGACAAGTCCTCAAGTTTTTGCATCATGGCATCTTGCTTCGTCTCGAACCGGGCTATAGCAATCAGAATATCTTGCAGAGTTACATCAGCCATCATGACGCTCGCACAGGGTACGGGTTGGCATCTTTCACAGCTTCAACAGCGTCAAGCCATTCTTTTTCTGTCGCTTCACCGCGCTGATATTGCATAAAAATTGGGTCAGCGGTTTGCTGATAGGCGAACTGTCGCGCAAAAGTTACCGCGTCATAGTCGCGCTGATACTCAACAGCATCCCACTGCGCCAACAGCTCAGCCTCAGTTGGCTTAGGCGAATCATCAAGCCAATCCAAGTTTTCATACTCGTTGCCAGCAAGTGACCAAACACACCCAACATAATTAGTTGAAAGTATGGCTGAAATGTCCATTTGTTGATTCTCCAAGATTATCCGGCTACTTCAAAAGCGGTAATTGTTGCAGCCCCACCAAGATCGGTTGCCGCTGCGCGGCGGTTTGCGTAAATAGTCGCCGTAGTATTTTGCGCATACTGCATTTTGTATGTTGTTGCCGAAGTGGTAGACGGCGAATCAAGAAACGAACCCGACAAGGTTTCAAGACGACCATTGTCAGTAATAAATGTGACAGAAGAAGCTAGCAGTGTGCTCGAACTCGTGTTTACACCAATAGCGGTTGAATTTCGCACAATTCTTGCCCCAACAAAACATTGAATACTGGCACCAACCGGCAAATTGTAGGTGACAAAGATTTTTGATGAAGTTTTAGTTGGCGTAATAGATAGCGACAAACCCGTGACATCAGTCCAAGCAAACGCACTTGGCGAAGCCGAAGTTGCCGTCGTCAAAGTAGTAGAAACGACCTGCAAAATACTGCCAGTAGGCAAAAGGCTACGAGTCACAACAGGCGGGTACACATCAACCCACGAGGCCGTACCAGTCGCAACCTGCAACTGGTCAGTATCCTGCAACCACGAAACCATGCCTTCAGTGGTTGCCGAACCAATAGCAGAACCACGCGCAGCAGTACCGGCATAAACCTGCACCGCCTGATCCATCAGGTAATTCTGCACATTAGTAGCCGTCAACACCTCACCAGGTGCAAACACTTTTCTACCAAGACCAGCCATCAGTTCTCCTTAAATCGTGTTCAGTCTACTTAAGACAGGTCAACCCAAGCACTGCCACTCCACCGTTTTGCAATAGTCAAATCCACCCATGCCGAACCGTTCCACCGTTTTGCCGTAGCCGTAGCCACCCACGCCGACCCATCCCACCGTTTGCCACCACCAGAAACAAAAACTGACGCAGTAGAAGTGCCAACCGAATTGCCAACCTCATTCACCGCGTAAACCCGGAACTGGTAATAGAGTGCCGCCGTCAAACTCGAATAGGTCGAAGTCGTACCAGAAAAAGTTTGCTCGTTACCCCACGCGCCCCAAGTCGAATTATCTGTTGAAGTGCGATATTGCACCCGATAAGACGAAATCGTGCCACCACCAGCATCAGACGAAGTGCCGCGTGTAACCGTGACCGAACGGCCCGAAACCGCCGCCGTGGCCGTCGCAGGTGCCGTAGCAACCGTTTGATAATCAAGCGAATAAGAAAGCGCACCAGCCGAATACGGTTGCCCGTCAGCATTGTCGTAAACAGTGCCAGACACACCAGTGTTGCGCCCAAAAAACATCTGGCCTGACGCGTTGACATATTGACGAATCTGAAAAGTCGAACCCGAAGCACTAAACAGGTACGGGCCACCCGTCTCAACACCACGGTAAACAATGCGCCAATAAGCGGCAATCGAAGAATAACCGGCATAAACGCTTGTCACCCGAATAGGTGCGTTGCCATCACGATCCGTTCGCGCCGTAGGCATCCCCACAGAATCCTGATAAACAAAATTGCCAATAGTCCCCGTGAATGAGGAATTGTTATTAGACGCAACGCTTTGTGTGGGCATGGCTTACCAAAACCACAAATCGTTTGTAGCCAAAGCCGTAGGCGTACCCGCCTGAATGAACACAGTCGACCCGGCAATCTTCAAAGAATCGCTGGCAGTACCAACAGCAGCAGTCGGAATGTTCACCCAACCAGTTCCGGAATAATGCCACAAAGAATTGCTGTCAGAAAGGTAAGTGACCATCCCCTCAGAAGGTGACGCAATACCGGCGGTACGAGCCGCCACAGAAGCGAAAACCATTGTCACCTGATCTGCCAAATAGCCGTTCAAATCAACAGCCGTCAAAATGTCATCAGTTGCCCATATTTTGTTGCCCAAGCCTGCCATTATTTTTCTCCTTAGAATCCAAGCGCATTCACATTAAGAATACCGAAGCCGACATCATCCAAAACTAGGAACGAATATTGCAACGAAGCAACACCAAAAGTCACTTGATGACTGCCCGGCTTCACATCATGGTTGATAGAAATAATCTGACCATAACGAAAAATGGCCGAGCCAATCTGATTAGGCGTAAAAGTAATGTCAATAATGTCACCAAGCTCAATGGAGAGAACATCGACAGACTGCTCACCCGTCAACCCGTCAAGCACAACCACAATCGAATCGAAACGGTACTCGGGTTCCGCATACTTGTTCACCCAATATTGAGCCAGGTTTTCTGTGGCAGTAAAAGTGTTCAACAAAGTTTCAACGCTCGTTGCGGCAATCCCATACTTGTCTTGAGACACAATGTTATTTGCCACAGCAGTTCCAGCAGGCGAAGTTGACTGCACTTGGTTATACAGCAAGTCAGTCCCATAGTTCACTGATGTTGCCGAGTAAGGAATACCGGTGCCATCATCCGAAAACGATGCAACAACACCAGTCGAGTCAATAGTCTTGTTCCCGTTAATGAAGTTGACAAAACCGTTTTTGCCAATAAACAACTGACCCTGCTCTGACGCTTCAACCTGAATCAGATAATCAAGCACGCCGCCTTCAAAAACATCCGCCCCAAGCGTTTGTGCGCCCGTCTCAATGTTGCGATCCGCCACAGGCCAAGCCACAGTTGGTTGTGACAAGACCGCCTCAACACGCGCACCTGTCGTTTGTGTTGTCGCAGTACCAGCAGTCAAAGACTGTTGAGCAAACAAAGTAAAAGCGTCAGCCGCTTTCACAGACGCTTTGGACTCACCAGAGGTCGAATACTCAAAATCCCAATCCTCAATAACACCCGTAAACTGCACGATGCCACCCGTAATGATGCGGATAGCGCGCCGAGGAATAATGTTTCCGTCATAAGGGCTTGCCGTGTTCAACGGATCAAACAAACGCGTCTCATTGTTCAACACCACAGACAACTGACCGGCAGAAAACCTGTCAAGCTCACGGTTGCGCCCACGCTTCACAGAAGCTGACACAACAGACTCAGTAATGTCAATCCAAATCGGGCCAGCCACACGATAGGTTGCGCCACCCACCACGCCTCGCACCGGATCACCCACACGAAAATATGGCGCGTCACCAGTAGTAAGAAGAAACGAAACCTCAACAGTGGTTGCAACAGACATTATGCGCCCACAAACACTGCACCCGAAGTGCGCTCATACCGCTTAATGGCGTTCACAATGATTTCACCAACAGACGCATCAGCCTTCAAAGTTGAGATGTTGATGTTGTAAACAGCACCGCCACCACCGTTGCCCATCATCTTGCCCAAACGGTCAAGTGGGATAACAGCCTCAGCCTGACCGCCCTCACCAATCGTTGCGAGCGTTCCGCCAGGTCGAGGCATCACAATGCCACCCGTAGCCAGCTTCACGCCGCCATTGCCGTCACTGGTATTGAAATTGACTCGCCCACCGACACTAAGGGTTTTACCGTCATACCCAAACAACTCAGCCAACCAACTGACAGCCTTAGAAATGCCGTCAATAAACGGTTTGAGCATGGTGTCCATGAACCACTTCAAAATGTCTCCAAAGCCTTTGATGAGTGGCACAGCCAACGGCAACAACGAAACAAGCATCACAGACAACGGCTCAATGATTGCAATAAAAACTTCCATGAGCTGAGGGCCGATTTCCTCAATAATCGGCAAGAAAGCGTCAATGAGTGCAAACACAATCGGCACAAGCGCAGTGATGATGTTGAGCAACGGCGGCAACATCCGTTCAACCAACGGCGCAAACGCCTCAACAAGTCGCACCAGAATCGGCACAAGCGGAATGAAAATAGCCATCAGCAAATCCATCAGTGGCGGCAACAAGGTTTCGATAAGGCTCACCAGCGGTGGCAGGATGCCCTCGAGCAACGGAATAAACGCCTTAACAAGGTCACCAACCAGCGGTGCAAGCATCGTAATAATGTCAAGCAACGGTGGCAACAAAACCATAATCAAATCCATGAACGGATCAAGCAACGGCACAAGCACATCAATGAGCGTGTCAAACGCCATCGTCAAAGCGTCAATAAAACTGGCAAACCCTGAAGATGCTGTGAGCGTCTCCACAAAAGTTGCCAACACCGGCACAAGCTTCTCAACCGCTGGCAACATTGCGGTACCAACAGTCTCTTGCAGATTCTCAAAAATGACTTTGAGCCGGTCAAACGGTGAAGCCATCGCCTCAGCCATACCCGAATACTTAGTGCCAAGCGTGTCAATGAGATACTGTTGCGCGCCAATCTCATCATTAGTGTCAAGCATCGCCTGATAGGTGGCCTTCTGCTCATCACTGAACACCACACCCTGGCGAACAAGTTTTGACATGGCAGTCTCGGCGTCACCGGCGATTTTGACGAAAGCCGAGCCGATACTTCCAATATCGCGCCCCGTACCGGCAGCCACATCCGCCGCAACCGTTGCAAGATTCGCAATACCGTCAGTTCCCAACTGAGCCAACTGAGGAACAGCCAGCCAAGTTTTCTCCATCGACAACAAAACCTCGTCATCGATACCAGTCAGCTCGGCAAGCTTTTGAGCATGTTCCTCGAGCGCGCCCGTAGCCGTAGCAATATCAGCCGCACTCGAACCAAACACGCCAGCGTTAATTGCCGCCTGCTCAAGCCCCTTGCTTACCTTCCAAGACTCATCCGCAGCTTTTAGAGACGATGCTGCAAATGCAACTGCGCCAACGCTCGCCGCAGCAAACGCGCCAGCAAGCACGCCCCCAACACCCTTAGCAAACCCGCTCAGCCGGTCAAGACTATTCGAAGCGTCTCTAACACCAGTGTTGTCAAACTTAGAAACAATAGGTATCCGTAATGGCACGCCGTCACCTCAATTCTTGGTTCACACGGTCAAGCCACTTCTCAGTAAGTGACTCAGCCAACTTGTAAATGGAATCCTTAAACGGCATGAACGCCTTGTAAACATAACGCCCACCCTTTTGCCAACCGGGAACACGAATATTCAGCATCCCCACAAACCACGGGCCACGCGCATCAGTAGGCGAACCGTTAGGATTTTTTGAACCGGCAAACTCTGAAATGTACATACCGCGAGCATTACGCCCGGCATCAACATTGATTGTCACCAGATCGCCCCAACCGAAACGCTGCCTACCAGGTCGGGCGGAAATGGTTGCCTTGACATTTCCCCACTGTGTTGCGCCCCTGTGGTTCGTCATGCCCGAAAGTGGTGCACCGTTACTGTTAGCCGACTCAGCAATTTTCCGGGCAGTACCACCAATGCCGGTGCGCATTGAACGCCCCAAATCATTCAACAACTCTTTGTCAACGCGGCGCAAAATCTTCGCCACCATCGCCAAATCTTGCGCGTTCACCTCAGCACGCATCTGAACCGTCATGGCTCAAGTCTACTGAGCACCCTGTTCCCGAGTGCGCGACACCGCGACAAGATACCGTTGCATAGTCCACAACATTCGAGGCTCAAGTTCCATCAACTCTCGTGGCGAAATCTTGAACTCATGTGAAAGCTGTGCAAGTGTCCAATGCAAACTCCACGCCCCGAGAGGTTCTATTTTTTTGAACTGTTGCCTTCTTTGACAAGCTGGATGGTTTCCACCCACGGCTCAAACTCCAGATCAGTAGCCTTCGTGCGCTTCTCAACCGAATACGCCAGAAAGAAAAGGTGCGTCAGCTTAGGCGTAGCCAAGCCTGCAATGCTCATGTCAAAGTGAGCTTCAAAGCGCATCAAATCAACAGCGATGGCACTAACCGTTTTGGCAGTACCATCGCTGAAGATGATTTCAAGATCAATAGGGTTCATGCCCCTATCTTATAGTGTTACGCGGTTGCGCGTGCAAACGCACCAGCGGCAGCCCATGTGGTTGAGAAGGTGAGCAGGTCACCAACCGAACCGGCAACAGGCGAATAACCGCTGAGAACCACAGGGCAAGTCCAGCGAGGGTTTGTTGCACCAATGGCTGTCCCGTTCGGCATGACCGTAACAGTGCCGACAGCACCCCACGCGCTCGAGAGAGTAGCGTCAACTGACGAGCTAAAGTCTTGGTGCCAGTCAAGCGTGACCGAACCATCTTTCAGGCCAACGGTGCGCGTGCGCCAACCAGTCGCACCAAAAGCGGTTGTCTCGATTTCGTCAGCCGACTGCTCAATGGTTACGGCGGCGATGTGGTCACTGAAGTCAGTACCGTTGACGGTGACCACAGCGTTAGTGAAAACCTGTTTTGCCATTTTGTTTTTCTCCTAGTTTCCGTAAACGGTGACAGTGAAATCTGCCGCCAAATAAGTTATATCCCCTATTGTGACACTGCCAACATTACTCATGCCCTCGACACGACAATCAAACGCAGAACCGCCCAACGAGCGTTCAGACTCAATCGCCGTCTTGATAGAACCAGTGCCAGGCGAAATGTATGCGTCAAGTGTGCGCTGTGCAGTGCGCTCAGAGATGCGCCCAACAACCACAGTCACCATGAAGCTATAAGTTGTGAGGCCACCACGCAATGCGCCGTCATATTCAACCGTTTGCAACGAAATAACCGCCACAGGTGGATTGACCTGATCGGGTATTGTTTCCGCAACTCGAAGCCCCCGAATAGTGCCGAGGTTATCGCCAAGCCCCTTGCGGATAAGTGCGATGCTCAAGCTACGCTCACCTTTTGATACGGCGCAAGCAACGCCTGAATGTCTGAGTCGATTCGGCTAATGCGGATGACTCCCAAATCTCCCATGCCCAAAACTCCCGTTGGGCTATCAAAACGCTTAAACAAACGCTGAGAAAGAATGACACAAGCGAGGCGCACATCAACCGGCACCGCCGACCACCCAAACACGCCAGCAATCTGCACAGTCACATTAGGCATGATGGGGAAAGTGAAATTGCCGATAGCCCGCACACGAGTGTACGGCTGAGTAAGTCCGCCCACAATGCCATTCGTCGGTTCGAGCTGGTAGTCAGCCGCGCCCCAAGTTGTATCCCACGCCGTCTGAGCCGTTGTCTTAAGCGTGGTCAAAGAAATGAGGTCATCAATCTCGAGCAAAAAGTTGCTGTCACAACGGTAGGTGCGCGTTGCCGTAGTCGGATAAAACACGCGCTGGCAGTAAGAATCAATCTCGCGCGAAGCCGCCTCAATGCTCATCTCTATGAGGCTATCGTCTACCGCGTCAGTGATCCGCAGCGCGTCTTTCACCTGCTGAAGCGTTGCATAGCCATTACTAATCATGAGGCTATTTTAGGCGCGCCTTGAGTTGTGTGGTGCTAATCCCCACCGTATACGGCAAAAAGACTAAAGCGATGTTGCGCCGTTCCAAATACTCGCGCGTCAACCCCGTCTGCTTCAAATAGTCTTTGCCCAACCAGTCAGAACCAACCACCAGCAAGTCAGGCTTCACCTCGTCAATCAATACTTTGCAATCCTCATTGCCCTTATTGATTAGCACATCATCAACCCACCGGATAGCCCGCAACATTTCAAGGCGTTCCACCAGCGACATCACCGGGTAACTGCCCTTATAGCGTTTTATGAAATCGTCAGTGTTGACACCAACAGAAACATGAGCGCGCTCACCACCCAACTCCACACAGCGTTCAAGAAGTGCAACATGACCGGGATGCAACAAATCAAAAGTGCCAATCGTTAAAACCCTCATCGCCAGGTGCCTTTCCATTTCCTAAAGTAATCATTTTCTAAAACTAGGTTTTCGCGCCCAAACCTTTCCCGTTGCACACCATCAGCATCACGCAATTCAGGGAACAACACTGGCACGCCGCCCGCACGCTCAGAATAGTCACGAGTCCACATGATCTCGTTGGCAATCGAACTCATCTTGTCGGCAACAATAGGCCAACCAATCATCTTGTCCAGCGTCTTGCGCTCATACACGCCCATATAAGAACCGTAA